GGCGGTGGTGATCTTGGAGACTAGGCCCTGATCGAGTTCCGCGGCAGTGGCGGCGGTGTTGAACGCGGGCGTGCTGGTGAGTTCCCGAACGTGCTGGATGAGGTCGTTGTAGCCTTGGAGCGGGTGCTCGACTTCATTGAGCGGTACGTTGGCCGCCTTGTACTTGGCGCGGATGTCTTCGATGGCCTTGGAGACTTCGGGCGTCGCGTTGTTGAGGACGTAGAGCGTGCGGTGCGGATCGGGCACGTCGGCGAGGAACGGGAGGTAGCCGTGATCGAGCTCATGCTTTACCGCGTCGTCCAGCGTCATGGTGGGGACGGTGGGACCGGGCTTCTGCGGCGCGACCTTGGGCTTGCTGCCGAATGGATTGAAGACGAAGCCGGGCCGCGAGCCGCCAAGCATCTTGGGTGCCTTGGCGGGCTTCTGCGGCGTGAGGAACGACTCAAGGTTGATCTTGTATTCGGGCCCGAGGTTTGAGTGGTCTACCAGCGAGTTCCACAGCGCCTGCGTGTCGCGGATCGCCTGCGGGTCAATCTTTTTGTTGTCGTGAACACGGATGTTCATTCCCGGGTTATCTGCGGTTCCACCAAGCAAGAAATCAGCGTGGTTGTGGTGCCCCGCCAAGCGGTTGTAGATGTTCCCGATTGCGACCCAAGGATCAAACTTGATCATGTCCGGGAGGTTCTTGTTGGTCAGATACACACCAACGTCCAGCGAGTTTGTTGGCGGATTCACATGAACCGCGTCAAGTCCTTCGGCTGCTCGTGCTGGTGCCACCCCGGATGCATCAACGACAGACTGAACCCACCCTGCATGAACAGTGTTGTCAAGCGATGTGCGTTCGTCGAGCATGGCCAACACGTCGGGATGGTCGTAGGCGGCGGACGTACTGAGCCCACTGGCTTCAAGTTCGGAAACTCGCGCCTCGATCTTGGAGTTGAGTTGCTCCGACTGCTGGGCCGCGTTCATCATGCCTTCGGCGTCAGGTGCCACAACTGGCTTTCCTGACGGGAATGGGATGTCCGGCTCACCCGTGAACGTGAGTGGGGCGGGGGCGGCGGGCGCGTCTGCTGGCGGCGGAACATCGGTGGCCGCTGTGGCAACGGCGGTGGGGGTGTTCGCTTCTGGTGCAACAGCATCAAACGGCGGCGCATCGGGCCCCGCGGCGGCTGGATCTGGTTCGGGCCGCTGAGCGAGAACGCTGTCGGGCACTTCGTTGAGTGCTGTGTTCGGCGCGTCATTCACCACTGGCGGCGGTACGGGCGTCTCTGCCGCGTTCGCAACCACTGGGGCTACATCGACCGGCTTGGGGCGAACGGCCGCTTCCCGTGCCATGGGCGTGCGGTCGCCGATGGTCTGGGGAATCTCCGCATTGGCAAGGTCGTTGATGCCCTTGCGGATCATCTGCATGCGCCGCGTGCTGGGCATGCTCTTGGCGTTGTTGCCCACCGCATGGGTCAACCAACCAACACCACCACCAAAGACCGCGCCGCTCATACCCGCCATGAATTCATCGCTCAGTCCGGGCTCGTTGGCCGCGGGTTGGAACTGGCTCTGAAGCAGGTGGGACGCGATGTTGGATGCCGCGCCGAGCGCCGCGGCCTTGGCAACAACACCCAGCGTAGAACGGGCGGCAGTGATCCCGAGCGAGGCCCCGCCTGTGAACGGCGCAGCCACCATCGTTGCCACGTTGACCGGATCGGCAACCCCCGCTGCCATCTGAAGCATGAACGGGTGCGACGAGTTGGCGACGGTCTGTGAGTCACGAACGAACTCCTGCCCGAGAGAGAGCTGCGCCTCGAACTCGTCAATCGAACCGGCGCTGTCAAACTGGCCGCGGTCGACAAGGAACTTCACCATCGGGTCGGACGCAAGCCGCGGAGTCTTGCGGATGTGATCGAAGGGGTTGAAGTTGGGATCGTCGTTGAAACCCGGCGAGTAGATCGCATCGCCGATGCCCTTCCACGTCGAAATGCCTGCCGCGGCGACCCATGCGCTCTCTTTGTTGAGCGGCTTGGGGGCCGGAGTCTCCACGCCCACGGGCGGACGCGATTCGAACATCGTGTCCATGCCGCTTGGGATTCGATCTGCCTGCGGCGGCTCAAAGGTGATGGGCATTATCGTGCCAAGTGCTTTCTCAGCATCTCGCTGTTGGTGGTCTGGGCCTTGATGAGCAAAGCCTTGTCGTCGGCAACGTACTGCTCGCGGACCTTGGTGGCCTCGATGGTCTTGGCCTGCTGCTCAAGACTTGGCGTCCACACGACCGTGTTGCCCTGATCGTCGGTCAGGAACGAACCATCGTCGAGGATGTAGCCCCAACCAATGCTCTTGCCAGATGCGTAGGGCCGCATGGTGACGACGTTGGACGGCTGGACCGCAAGGCCCTTGGCCGCAATGACCGACGCAAGATCGGCCTGTGCTTCCTGCTCGAACCCTTCGCCCCATCGGAACTGCTGCGGAAGGCGAGCGCCGCCCGGCGTGGTGACGGGCTGAACGCGGATGGTGCCGTTCCACGGAACGTACTCGTAGGAATCCTTGATCTTGGCTTCGGCGTACTTGGTGGCCTTCTCTTGGGCTTTGTCCTTGGGCTCGGAAAGCCGTGCCATGGCGAAGTAGTCGCGGAAGTGCTGCTGGGCCCGTCGATCGGCCTGCCCGGCAAAGTCGGTGAGTCCTGTGTCTGGGTTGAGGCTGTCAAACCCAAAGAGCGTGTCGATAGCCCACGGGGGCCGGCTGTTGTTGAGCACCTTCTTGGACACGGCCCCAAGCGTGATCGATTCGTTCTTGAGCAAACTCTCCGCGCTGGGCGGGGTGGCCAACTCTGGGTTGTCCCGAAGCTGCCCCTCGAAGGTCTTGATGCGAGTGATCGCCGCTTGGTTGATTGGGTTGCCGCCCGCGTTCTCGGCCTCCATGCGGGCCTTGAGCATGACCGCCCGCTCAATGGGGCTTCCGGCCTCGCTCACAAGGTCTGCCCATGCCTTTGAATCACTCTGGGCAACGTAGTTGATCGTCGATGCCGCGGCCGACACTCTCGCCGGCTCCGCACTGGCAAGGTTGCCGACGATGGCTTGGCGGATCTGGGCGGGAACGAACCCGGCCGTCACGACCGCACTGGACAGGCCCTGCGGGTTGGTGATGGCGTTGGTGCCGTCGATGAAGCCTGCGCCAGTGGGGCCCACGATCTGGGTGAGTGCGGAACCGTGCTCGGTCTCGGTCAGCACGCCGGTGCCACCCGTGAGAACCTTGGTGACCATGCTCTTTGCCGCGGCACCCTTGACCTGCTCGCGGGAACGTGTGATCAGAGCGTTGCGGGTGTCCTGGCTGATGTAGTTGGGATCTTGCGGATCATTGCTGAGCTTCGCATATTCGGCGCGGAGCGTTTCTTCGTCGATGAGCCCATCGGTGACAGCATTGCCGAAGGTGGAAGTGATTCGCTCGTGGGCCAGATTGCGGGCGGTATTGACCCGCTCCCGCGCGTCCGAAGGCGACAGCGTTCCGGCTGCAACCAGTTCGTCGGCCTTTGCCTTCACGTTCTCGAACGGGGCCCCGGCGTAGTTGAGTTGATCGATCTGGTACTTGGCCGCGTCCTCGATGGCCTTGTTCTTGCCAGCCGCGGCAATGGTCAACGAACGGTCCACCTCGGCCATCTTCTCGGTGTATGGGCGGGAGAGAGCACCCTTGAGTTCGTCGACGCGGGCTTGGTTGCCCTGCTTGGCCGCGGCATCCATCGCCGTGAGGACCGCAACGTCAAACTCCTCTGGCTTCATGCCGATGGTTTCGAACGCTGCTTTGGCCTCGCCGACATCCTTGCCGCCAACCATGGCACTTGCGAAGCTGTCAACGGTGAAGACCTTGGCATCGTGGCGGGTCTGATCGAGCGAGGCGTAGGCCGCCTTCACCAGCGTGTTTCGGGCCGCTTTGGTGAAGCCTTCCGAGTAGTAAAAGTCAGAGCCCGAAGTTTCCTGCGCGAGCAGCTCATCCACAAACTTCTCTGGGTCGCCGTTGCCCTTGTAGTTTATGCCGACCTGATCAACAAGCCGCGACAGTGAGTCGTTCGCGTTCTGGACGCCTTCGCCGAAGATCGACGTGTTTTCGGCCTTGGTCCACGCCTCAGAACCGACCGCTGGCCCATTGGCCGAACGCTCTGCGGTTGCTTCGTTGGTAGCCCGCTCAAGTTCGGCAAGGCTCACGGCCTCGTTGTTGTCGATGGAAGCAAGGGCGGACTCGAGTGCGGGCGACGGCACAAACCCGCGCCGCTGCATGACGTAGGCCCGCTGCTCTTCTGGGGTCTTGCCGTCCAGCGACATATCCGCCAGCGAGGAATGGAAGGTCTTGATCGTGTCGGCTTCCTGCTGACGCTTGGCCGCGCGGTCCTGCTGGCGACCATCGGCAAGGATGTTGGCCGTCTGTGCCGCAAGCCCAAGAGCACTTTCCAAGGACTGGAAGATCGAGGCGCCGGAGTTCGAAGGTGCCCCCCTCACAAGTCCTGGCGAGTCGAGCGATTCGGTGATGCCGACCGACGGGACATCAGGGCGGTAGCGCGAGGACATTCGGCTCATTATTCGTTCCACCTCTTGATCGCCTGGCCAATGGAAAGTCCAGTGTTCACGCTGCCCAAGTAGGCCGGGAGCAAGTTGGCAACGGCTGCGGTCTGTCGGTTGCCAACCTCGGTCATGTCAGCGGCGTACCCGCTCTGGACGCGAGCGTACTGGTTGCGTGTGTTCTGGTCGATGATGCCCAAGTTGACCGAGTTCTCGTAGTCGGCCTGATTCAAAGCGGTCTCAAACGAGCCCGAAGCCGTGTCCAGACCTGCCGCAGCGGCAAGCACCCGCAAGCGGCCTTGAACCCGTTCCTTCTGGATGATGGCCTTGGACTTTTCGAGCTTGGCCGCTTCCGCGAGTTGCTTCTTCTGGGCGATGGCCGCGTTCTTGGCGTTGTCGCCGGCGTCGCTGGCGGCCTTGGCCTGCTGGGCTGCCGCGCCAGACGCTGCCACGGCGCCTGCGATGGCGATGCCGATTGCCGCGGTTTCTGCTCCCATTAGTGCAGTGCCTCCGATTGCTCGTGGATGATGTCGATGCCCGAAATGACCATCGGCTTGGGGCTGGTGTCGCTGATCGTGAAACGGTTCTTCTCACCGTGGCCCATCACCCATGCGATGTACCGCCCGAAGTTGCTCACGAGGGTTCCGGTCGGCGGGGCAAAGCTCTGTGCCACATTGCCCATGGCCGATGGGCGGATGCACGTTACCGTGTAAGAGCCTGCTCGGCGATGTGCGATGGCAAGCCGCTTGACCACGGCCACGGGGGCGATGACGTTTCCCTCGCGCGACCTGCAGAACGGTTGAGAAAGTTCGAAGCTCGCCGCGTACTTGCGACCGATCGTGACCGCGATGGCCGAGTAGTCGCCTGTCACCCGCACCGTCGATGAAGTTGGCCGCGTGGGCGTGAGTGCAACGCCGTCATTGGCTCCGCTGGCTGGGACCACGCAATCAATCGTGCTGTCGGTGAACGGGAGTGTCCAAGTGGTTGACCCTGCCGAAAACGTGCCCGTTCCGCTCGCAAACTCGACCTTGCGGTCCAGATAGAGCAGGTACTGGGAAGTGGCCATTAGAAGGTGTCACCCGTGACCTCGAATGAAAGAACCTCGATGAAATACTGGCTCGCGGATTCAACCAGCATGTAGACCGAGTTACGGATTGGGGCAAAGCCGCTGATGCGGTACGAAGTGTCGAACGTGTAGACCGTCCAGCAGGATTGGTCCTTGGCGTTGCCGTTCCAGTGGCCCCGGTAGACGTACATCTTGTGGTCGGAATCGGTGGCGTCGGGAAGGCACAAAACCACGCCTTCAGTTTCCACCGTGCACATCTCGCGGATGGACAGAGGAACCAGAGTCGGGCAATGGCTCGTCACGTCGGTTGCCGTGTTGTCCGAGAAGATTTGATCGAAGTAGTACTCATTGACCTGCGCGTACGAACCCCGCTCGCTGAGGTAGTACATGCGATTGCCCAAGGCGGTCGGGCGCGTGCTCCAACACTGGGCCCGGATCGCCTGCGATGACCGAAGATTCGTGAAGGTCAGGGGCTCGGTCCAAGTCACGTTGTAGTGCTCACCTGAGAACGTGAACGCCAGAATGGACTCGCGGTAGAGCACGATGAAGTCGATCTGCACCGTCCTCTGGCCGGTGAGGGGGGCGACGATCGGATCGGAATCAACTGGGTTCGAATAGGTCTCGGCGTACAGGTTGAACAGGTCGCCAGCCTGCGAAAAGACAAGGTAGTTCCCCAACGCCAGGCAGAACCGATCCTGCACAAACAGCACATCGCGGACCTTCAGGCCGTCCTGCAGGGGTTGAGGCGCCTCGTTGGTCACTTCGTCGCCGCTGAGCCGGTAGTTCCAGTCGATGGTGTCGCATGAGAACAGAGCACGGGCGGTGAATGTCCCGCCCGTCGCTGCGCCGCCTGAGAGGTTCAGTCCAGTCTTGAACTGGGTTGTGGACACGACCTCTGTTACGGTTCGCTCTGCGTTGATCGTTCCGGGGCTTCCGCCAGTTGCGCCGGCGACGGTCACCTTCTGGCCCACAACCAGCCCGTGAGCGACGCCGCTGGTGTAGATCGAGTCTGCGGCGGCGGACGCCCCGGTGAGTGCCCGAGCCGGGTAGACGGCTGGGTTGGTGCGGACTAACTTGAGAGGCATTGCTGCCGGATTGGGGCGTGCTTGAGACTGGTTTGGGGCTGGTTTCTCGGTCCAGCGTGAGGTCAGATTCTGAGTGGTGCACGGGGTTCCGCCCGAGCCCGCCGTGGACGTTCCCGTGAAGAGGAACGGCCTGCCCGCTGCCGTGATGTCGAAGTAGCCGGTGGGTGGCGTCGAGACCGAACGGATGACCGAATCGGTGCCCTTGTAGGGGCTGGTGATCACAAAGTACCCGCCCGTTCCGCTCTCTCGCCACGCAACCAGCCCGTTGTCGCATCCGGCCTTCTGGAGCCCGGTCTGGATCTTGCTGGCGACATCGTACAGGTCGGTTGGCGTGAGCCCCGCGTCGCTGTCGAAGTTGAAGATGACATCGTACTCGACGCCAATGCCGTTGATGACGACGTTGGCTGCCGCGGCAAGCACACAGGTGCCGCGGGCCGTGATGGTGATTTGATCGTTGCTATCGCGTGAAACGATTGTGGCCCATCCTGCCGTGACGCCAGCGCCGGAGACCACATAGATCATGTCGCCCGCAACGAAGGTGTAGGACGCGAACGCTCCCACCTTGGTCAGCGTGTAGGTTGAACCGGAAACAAGCACGGTCGTGCACGCCGCATAGCTCGATGCAAGCCGCTGGAAACCGATGCGAAACCCCATGGGGTTGTTGGCCGCGTCGTTCCAGTTGGCACTGGTCGAGAGGTATGCGTTGGAGGTGACGGTAGGGAACTGGTACGTTCCAAAGGTCTGCGAACCGCTGCTGTAGTAGTAGTACCCCGCCGCGGCGGTGTTGCTGTTCGTGGTCGTGTGGTGGTAGGTGTTGTTGCTCTGCGCCGAAGACACCATCGTCTCGTAGGTTTCCCACGTTCCGGTGACGGTGTAGTCGGGCGACGTTGAAAGACTGGTCGCAACGCTGGTGTTGACGATGATCGTGTAGTCGGCGACCGTGATGAGCCTGATCTGCTCGCCGACCGCCCCGTTGGTGAGATAGGTGGTCGCATCGCTGCTGTGCGTCACCGTGGCTTCAAGCAGGTCGGGTGGCTGGATGCCAAGCTCGGTGAACACACGAATCGCACCGTCGCCGTAGATCAACAGGTAGCGTTCGTTCTCGTCCCGCTCGATGGAGTGGAGGCGTGCATCGACGCCCGCGGTGACGCCGGTGATGACCTTGACAAACTTCGTCGGGGGCCGCTTGCACGCCCCATAGAGCACCGTGAAATCGACGTTGCTGGCGTCCTGAACCTGATTGGGAAACCGGATGTTGGCTGGCTGCTGGCTGATCCCGCCCGTGAGAAGCGGGATGGGCAGCGTCAGTTCATCGGTGGGATTCATTGCTGCTGGCCGCCTCCGCTACCGACGCCCGCTGTGGGGAGTGGCTGCTGGTTAACCATCGGGTTGTAGAGCGGGAGAACGGGCCGCTGGCAAATCGATTCAGCCTGGCGGTACTCGTCGAGCAACAAGGCATCCTTGATGGGGTTGCCCTTGCGTTCGCGGTGGAAGTCGCGCTTGGCCCGCTTCACGATGATGTTCTGGATGTCGAGCGGGATCGTGCTGAACTCGTGGATGGTGACCACATCGAAGAAGTAGTCGCCCGCTGTGAGCGTTGCTGAGTCGAGCTCTAGGTCGTAGCCGGCGCCCGAGCGAAGGTCGATGACCTTGCGGGCGGACGGACCCACAGGCACAATGCGAATGACGCTGCTGGCGAACGTCAGAACCGTCGTGACGGTGTACTTCTTGGCAAGGGCGGTGTTGAACCTCCACCCGCGAAGAAGCTCAAACTCGATGGCACGGTCCACGATGAACTCTGCTGCACCAGCCGCGGTGCTGCCGTAGGTGAGTGTCGGCCATGTTCCGGTGGAGTCGAGGGCCGCGATTCGATCCTCGCTGATGGCCTCAAGAACCTCGTTGACGGCGGCGAGCTTTGCCCGCGAGTAGGCTGGCATTATTCATCGCCTCCGATGAACACCCGAACGTTCGTGGTTGTAAGGCCAGCAGGGGCGATAAGACGAACGCCGAACACTTCGCCAGCCTTGAGGCGGATCGCCCCGGGGAAGCTGTCGTTGCCCTTGTTTCCGTCCACATACTCGCTTCGGATGATGGATTCGCTGCCGGTCGGGGGTGAGCCGGTGTAGTTCTTCTGGGCGGTCGTCGTGGGGGTGCTGTCGTCCTGGCGATCGGCCTTGACAACGGTGACAGATGCCGAGCCGGTGCCGTCGGTTGTCCAAGTGACGTACTCAACGGTGACAGCCTTCTCGGTCGCTGCGCCGCCGCCTTCGAAGCTCACTTCGATGGCCGTGAGGATGATGCCGACGGTCGCGGGTGCCTTGACCGCGAGTGGCACAACGGTTGCCGATGCCGCAAGCGAAACCGTGCCAGAGTTGAATGCAAACTTGCTACCTGCCATGGGTGGGGTTCCTTAGTCTTGTGTGTCTGGGATCTTCTCGTTGGTTGGATTGGGACGGCCTGACGATGGCGGCTGAATCACGCCGCCGAACATCGAAATGGTCGGGCTGCCCGGCATCGGTGGGCCGTTGATGCCATACTCGTAGTTGCCGGTGGAGAACGATGCAGATCCGTAGGGGACAGGAACCGTGCTGAACAGGTCGCGGCGGATCTGCTTCCACCTGCGGACCAGCTCTTGTTCCTGTGCTGCTGGCAATGGGCAACACGAAAGGCGAACAATCTCACCTGTGCCGCCAGCGTCAATGGTCGCGACAGCACCGTCGCAGCTCACGATACCTCAACTGGGACGATGGCCCCGTTGGTGACGCGATAGCCGCGGACCTTGATCGCGTCGAGCGTTGCAAGGATGTCGGTATCTCGCTTGTCCTCGTCCTCGCGGACAGCCATGCCCCAGGCCATGGTCTTGCGACCTTCAAGGTACGGATGACGGTCCCGCGTGCCGAACCGCGTGAGATTGAACTCAACCGAAGTGCACGCGACGATGTACTCCTGAATCAGTTGCGGAATGCAGTGAAACGAGTACCGCAGTGTGTAGGCGACCTTGAGCGTCGAAGTGAACTCATCGGTGTTGTCGTCAAGGTCATAGAGACCGTCACCAAGCACTGTGACGTTGGTTCCCTGATCGTCGGTGTCGGTGTCGATGGTGATCGCACCGGTGGGAACGGTGATGTGGCTGTTGGCATCCGGCGTCAGCGTGACATCGTTGCGGGTGTTGTAGTGCCACCCAAGAGCCTGCACATCAAGCTCGCACTGATCCAGGCACCGCTCGGCCTCTGCCGCGGGCGATGCTCCATCGGTGTCGAGTGACTTCACGCGGTCTCGGCCGACCGCGACCAGCACGCGATTCACTGCATCGAGTTTGGTCATGGGTTATCGCCAGTTTCGGTTGCGTGCGCCTGCGAGTTGGATCGGACCTTGTGATGAGAACGCAAAGTTCGTGGCTCGGTCCATGCCGTCACGGAGAGCCGCGGCGAGCATGTGGCCATTGGCGGGCTGCCATGCGTGCAGAGCCCAGAAAGGGGCGGTTCCGTTCCAGTAGTCGTAGAAGCTGAACCACGATGAGCCGGTTTCTGCCGCGATTTCCTTGATGACGGTGTTGACGTTGGCTGCGAGAGTTGCGTTGCTCATTGCGCTGGACTGCACGGAAGCCCACGGAACGATGAGTTCAAACAGCACGCGGCCAGATGGGAACGCGGCAAGGTACGCTGCCTGCAAGCGAGCGATCAGGCCCTTGTATCGAGCCTTCCAGAACGAGGTTGTGACGTTGCCGGACTGCTCAACCTGTGAGCCGTCGCCAAAGCCTGGATCGGACGCCGCGGCATTGATGTTGTGCCCGAGCATGATTCGGATCTTGGTCACGGCATCTGGCACCTGCACCGTCGCGGTGAAGTACGCCTGCCAATGGGCCTGCGTGCAGTACCCAAGCCAGTCGGAGACATTGGCGCCGGCGCGTCCCATTGAGGCAAATCCGCAACCAGAGTTATCGGAGTTCCAAGGAATCACGCCGCCGCTGTTGCAGCGAGCAAAGATTGCGGCCAAAGGAATGAACGTCTTGGCGGTTTCGTTGTACACCGAACTACTTGAGTACATGCGAAGAGAACATTCGTGATCGTTGAGGATGCCAGTGGCGCCGTTGTCGTAGGTGCCTGCATCAGCCTCTGCGTTAGACCAACCAGAAGCGATTGGGCCGGTTGCAGCCGCCGACACGTCCATTTGCACGCGGCTGGCCGGTGTGGACGTTGCCGCGCTGGTGCCCTGACGGAGCATGTAGAGCGCGAACAGATCAAGCGTCGCAGAATCCTTCCAGACAACAACCTTGCCCTTGACGTGAGATCCATGGAACCATGGCTGGCTGCTGTTGGATGGGAACGTGGGCCATGGTGCGCCGCGGCTGCTGTTGGCGTGTGATGCTGGCGAGAGCTGGCGACCGATAATGAGGCCGCTGGCCACGTTGAGCGTGTCTACCGCAAGATCTGCGGCGAACCGATTCATGCGGGTTGTCCCCATGCTGGACGAGCAGATGGTCAGCGCAGCCGTTCCGCCAGTTCCTCCGCCTGCGGTGCAATCGACGGGGACCGTGAACGTGGTTGCCCCTGTCACCGTGACCACGCGGGCACCGTTGATGCTCACCGTGCCGCTCTGTCCCGCGATCGTCACCGTTTCTCCGGTCTGGTAGCCGTGGTTGGCTGCACAGGTCACGACCGTTGGGTTTGCCGCACTGTTGCTGGTGATGGCGATGGAGTGGATGTACCCAACTTCGCTCACCGTCAGGGCGGCATCAACCACCGATCCGTTGCCGGTTGCATAGCCGAAGTTGTTGCCCGCTACCTGGCCGGTGTTCGCGCCGGTGATGCAGAAGTAGTGGTAGCGAAGCGGGAGGGCCCGCAGCCACGCATCCTGCCACAGATAGTCGAGAACGGGCGTGCTCTGCGAGTCGCCCAGGTTGAACGTGTGACACTTGCCCGCCATTTCGATGGCCGCTGTCGTCGCGAAGTTGCCGCTGAATGGGTTGGGCATGGTGTCCTCAGATGCTCAGTTGGGTTGCCGCAAACCACTCGCGGACGACATTGCCGTCGGGCTGTGTGTACCGCACGCGGTAGGTGTATGAACCGTCGTCGGCAATCTCGGCGCCGACAATGGTTCCGCGCGCTCCGGTGGCGACGATCTGCACTGATGTTCCGATGGAGTACATGGTCAGATCCCCTTCACGCTGAGGCCAGCAAGAGCCGCGCTGCCCGCTGCGACCGTGTGGGCCGCTGTGGTGCCAATCAAGAACTCGTTGCAACCAAGGGTGTCCCAGACATCTTCATTCTGGTCGGGCGTCGTCACCTTCAGGGTGCCGTTGGTGGCATCATTGGTGGCGTCGTAGGGAGGCGTGCGAGTCAGGTTGCCCGCACGGTTCTTGAGAGCCCGGTACTGCTCCTGCGTCTTGGCGGTGCGGTCGTTGAACCGACCGAACACGCGAAACGTCCCGCCTGCCGGAGTCGTCGCCGAGTGGTCGTAGAACGCCGATGTGACCAGCGAAGTGAACTCGTAATCGTCCAGGGTAATCTTGTGGCGGCTGGTCGTGACGATCTGCGTGACCGGGTTGAACGGAGTCGAGAGGTCCGCCGCATCGTCAAGCCCGCCCGCATCGATGACCGTCAACCATGCGCTCTTGAAACTTGCCGGGAACGATGGCCCGCCGCGGTCGTAGTTGCTCGAAAGATTCAGGTTGGTTCCAATGGGCATGTGCTTCTCCGGTTACTTGTGGAAGATTGACCAAGCCGAGGTCACCATGGACGCGATAGCGGCACCAGCCGCGGTCTGCATCCACCATTTGCGGGACTCGTGGGCCTGTTCAAGACGATCGACTTTCATGATCAACCCTTTGGCGGGCTCGCCGTTTCCGGTGATGTGCTCGCCGATGGCACCGATCTCTTCACGAAGGCGTGAGATTTCGTTCAGGATTTCCCGCCCGGTTGGCTCGTTGCCGTCTTCGTGGTAGCCGCTTCTGATAGGTGGTGACATTGCTCTCGTCTCAGGGTGTTGGGGTGTTGTTGCGACCGATGTTCATCGCGATGGCCGAGAGGATTTCCTTCTTGGACTCTTCCCAAGCGTCGTCGTGAGCCTGTGATGCCATTCGTTCGGCCTTGGCTTCTCCGTGTCCCTTGACACCAAAGGCAACAGCCGCCACGCTCAGGACGGACCCAAGGATCGCCCCAAGACCGGGAACGCCAGTGTTCTGGGCAACCGTGGTGGCGGCACCAAAGGCAGTCTCGATAAACGTCTGACGCGCGGCAACGTCGGCCTTGGCAGACTCGAACGAGGCACGAATCGCATCCACGCGGGACCGAGCGTCGGCCAAAGCCTGCTCGACAGCCGCGGCACGGTCGGAAGCACTGATTTGCAGCGCGGACCCAAGTTCGTCGGCCTTCTCGGCAAACGAAGCAAGAGAGTCCTCGCTGGCAACCTTGGCCCTGCGCTCGAGGCGGGCAAGCTCGATGCGAGTCTTGGCCTCGTCGGCCTTCTGTTCGCGGTCAGCCTTGGCGGCGGCAGCCTTCACGGCGGCTTCTGCCTTGGCTTCTGCGGCCCGCACTTCCGCCTGGTAGCGGTCGATGGTGATGGGCGTGCCCTCAGGCACCGCGAGTCCTGCCGGGGCAGGAACCTTGGGTTCACCAATGAGTGAACACCCGCCAACGAACGCGGCGACAAGCACCAGCACGGCGGCAAATGTCTTGGGCATGGTGAGACTCCCTGAAAACGTCGCCGGAACTTTCGAACCGGCGAAGTGGTTGGTTTAGCGGTCGCCCAAGTGGATCCAGGTGACGAGCAGTGAGCCCGAAACGATGGTGAGCGTGCTGTCTGCGGTCGTGTCGTCGGAAGTTGCACCGTTCAGGAACAGCCTGATTGCGGACGCCGTGCCGTTGAAGTTGCCGGGGAACGTTGCAACGCTCTGGGACGCCACTGTCGCTGCACTGGTGGCAACTGCCGTTGCCGTCGATGCGATGACGTTGGCTTCGGTGCCGGTCAAGGTCGCGTCTGCCGCGGCCTGAACCGTGCCCAAAGAGGTGACAAAGTTGGCCGCCGTCGCGAATGCCGTCGTCAGTGCCAGAGTGGTCGAGACGACCGCGCCGACGATGCTGATGTGGCCTTCGGGGAACGTGTACACGAGGCCGGGGTTGCTCGCGCCGCTGTTGGCCGTGATGGCCGCCGAGGTGCGGGTGAGAGCAATCGTGAAGTTGGTGAACGTGAGCAAGGTCTGACGGATGGAGCCTTCGCCGCCGTATTCCGTTGCCTTGACGCCGGTGGATGCCGGGGTTGAGCCGACCGTGTTCGACGCATCGGGCCGACCACGCTTGATGCTGGGCTGTGCAATTGCTGCTGGCATGGGTGATTGTCCTTGTGAAAGCCCCCCGTGGGGCGGGGCTGATTACGTGCCGGTGTTGGAGACTTCGATCGAGCCTGCGCAGTACGGGTTCATCACGCCGCAACCGCAGTACATGTAGCTCATGACGAGGTACGACAGGCGTTCCTGAATGTACTTCACGACGTGGCGGATGCCTTCAAACTCGATGACGCCCACAGCCGCGGCACCTTCCATGTCGCCACACAGCGACAGAAGCACCGGAGTGCCGACGCTGGTGCCGGGGAGGAAGTTGGCGTTGTACTTGCTGAGTTCGCTGGTGAAGTTCTCGTTGGGCATCGGGCCGCCGTTGGCGGTGGCATTGGGCCAGCCGAGAATCTTGAAGCCTTCGACCAGCGTAATCTTGCGCTGCTGCTGGCGGTTGGTCTCGGGGTCAACGTAGTCCTCGCTGAACATCTGCGCGGTGGTGTCATAGAGCAGGACGTTGCGAATCCAGGGCGTTGCCCATGCGTAGCGGTTCTCGACCGGGATGTTGTCGATGTCCTGAGCCAGACCCAGCGTGCGAAGGTCGGCACGGAAGTTGGCTGCACCAGTAGCCGATGCCGGGTATGCCGCGGCGACTGCGGTATCCGAGACGGCGGATGCGCCGGCGCGGATGACGCGGTTACCACCCGGATGCACCGAGAGACCGTTCTTGGTGACGGCCGTGGTTGACCGTGCAGCCAGAGCCGCGGTGATGGTGATGCGGCGGTCGTACCGACGCTCGAGCTTGCTCTTGTGAGCCTTGGCCAGTCGCGGAAGAATCTGGAAGTGCGACAAGTGCATCTGATCCTGCGGGATCAGCTTCGCGGCGACAAGGTACTTGTCAGCCGTGATCGTGCCTTCGTCGACCGCGTACTGCTGGCCGACCACTTCGTCGCCGGGCTCGAAGTCTTCGGGCTCGGGAACGTCAGCTTCCATCAGGAACTGGAAGCTCTTGCCGCTGCCGGGCATCGCGCGTTCGATGCCGGGGAGGCCCTTATCCCAAAGGAAGGTGCTGGAACGGGGGGCGCTGGAAAAGTTGCCGAGGTAGGTCTTGAGAAACAGTGCTTCATCGTCGGTGCCCGTTGCACCAAACTTGATTGCGTTGCCTGCTGCCATGATGATTGCTCCTTGAAAATGTGCCGCTTTCGGGGCCTTCTTCAAGGTGTCTTGTGGTTATCCCTTACGGGGCCACAAGGCTCGCTCTGGCTCTTACGCTGGCGATGAACAAGCCCAACGTCACACTGACGCGGGCTGAGTGGTCTTCTTCTGCTTGGTCTCGTAAGCCGCGATCTTGGCTTCGAGCTCTGCGATCTTGGCGTCCTTGCTTGCGACCGCGTTGCCGACCATGCGCACGGTCTCGGCCTGTGCTGCGGTGAGAGGCTTCTCGGTGATCGGAATCAAGTCGATGGCCTTTGCCAGCGAGTCGGATTCGGAGATGCCGGCCACGCTGATGTAGACCTTTCCAGTTGCCTTGTCCACGACATGGCAAGTGCTTCCGCCTTCGGAGACCTGCTTGATGTTGTGACCGTCAACCGTGAAAGAAGGTCCGTGTGCCGTGAAAAGCACTTCGGCAGAGAACTTCTTGAGGACGGCGATGTGTTGCGGGGGGAACTCGGGCATGGTGTATCGGTGTCCTTATTGGAGTGATTCGAGAACGTCGTTGGGAGTTGCCATGATGCGGGCGCGTGCGGCCTGATCACCTTGGGCGGACTTGCGAGCCAGATCACGGAACTCAGACGCACTCGTGATGGGGCCAGTTGAGCGGATGCCGTCTCCTGCGACGGATGACCCACCATTGCCACCCTTCTGAACGTGGGCGGAGTAGCGGCGGTTCAACTCGGAGTAAGCACCCAAGGCAAGGGCGGGGTCTTCGATGCGGCGGTTGAAGTCCTTGATCTCCGCGGGAGTCAGGTACTCCTTGGCGACATCCTCGTTGCGAAGGGTCTCAAGCTGCTGCTCGCCGCCGACCATATCGACGATCTTGGTGCGAAGCTCGGTGACCACGCGCTGACGCAATGCACCCTTGGCGGCGAGCCCTTCGGCGACATCGTTGATGTCACGCTTGGACATGCCGGGGCGCACCTTCTTGATGGCGGCGTACTGCTCGTCGGTCAACTTCCCGTGTTCGGCAAACTGCTTCTCAAGCTCGTCCATCTTGAGCCCGGCCTTGGAGACCGTGGCCGGAAGGTCAACGTCGTCATCCTCGGGCGGAACTTCATTGGGCTTGATGCCAAGGCCCGCGTCTTTCGGGGGCGTTTCGGTCTTGTTCTTGGGCGGTTCGGTGACGACGCCCACAAGCCGCTCGGTCTTCTTGTAGGCAGCCTCGAGCGCGGCATGGTCCTTGAACAACCCCTTGTCGCCCACGAGGACGGCGTTGTCGGGGATTGTGTCGAAGCCGTGCTTGTCGGCGACGGTCTTGCGGACCTCGCGGTAGCCGGTCTCAAGAGCCTCGGGCGTCTTGAACTTGCCCGCGAAGGTGACTTCGCCCTTTGGCGCGGCGTTCGGTTCGGTCGGTGGGGTGGTTGTTGGTTCTGCCATTATGCTGGGGCCTGTTGTGCGGCTGCTTGGTTCTCGACGATGTTTCCTGTGACATCGATGGCCTTCTGCTGGGCGGCCATCATCATCATCTCCTGGCGTTCCTTGGCGATCTGCTCTTCGCTCTTGACAAGGCCGGGGACATCGATGTTCTTCATGCGGGCAAGTTCGCCGGCCAGAATGCCCGTGTTGATCCGTGACATGGCATCGGGGCCAAGTGCTGCGACGGCCTGCGTGTACTCAAGCAGGTCGGCGGCCTTATTGGCTCGTGCCAGGGCGGCAACGCCCGTGAACGCCTCGATGCGAACGGCCTTCTCGGGCAGCGGCTTCATGAGCTTATCACGCTGCATCTGCCAAAGCACTCGGCGAAGCTGTGGGATCTGCTGGCTCTCGGCGACGGGCACATAGAACCCGCCCGTGATGCCCTCAAGCTCTTGGGCGATGCGGAGCACCTGAAAGCGTGTGACGCGATCCTGATTCGGGATGGTCTGCGATTCAAGCAGGAAGCTGCGGGCGAGCGCCGTGTACTTCTGGTCGATGCCCGTGGTGAGCATCTGAAACTCGCGGATGTTCGGGTAGCCCAAGAAACCAACGTCCTGCGGCACGCCGCCAACCACCTTGCAGCGGATCACTCGGCCGGACGGCTTGGCGAGGTCGGTGTCTCGCACCTGGCTTGCAAAGTCGATGCACGGGTTGACCCGCGACGCCGCGGCAAGCATGTCAAGCCTGCGGATTTCGAGTTCGTTGAGCGTGCGAAGCGATGGGCTCAGCTTCTCGACGTACCCGCGTCCGTAGTTCTCGCCGACCACAAGGCGGAACGGGGTGCAGAAGTACGATGGGACCGGCTCGTCAAACTCGTTGATCGTGTTGCCGTTCATCTCCTGAGTGACGGTCCACTTCTTGGAGGTGGGCGACCACTCAACCTTGGTGTAGAGCTCTTGGCAGCGGTCCTTGAACCCCTTGTCCTTCATCTCGTCGCGGCGGAGCTTGCTCTTGGCAAACTGGGCGTCGTTCAAGGTGAGCGGGTCTTTGTTCTCGCGGATGACGTGGTACACCACATCGCCGCAATGGTCGCGGCGTGTCACGTACTGATCACGGCGGAACATGCGGAATCGGTAGTTGTCGTCGATGTGCTCAAGAGCCTCGCCGGTGACGAGGATCGAGTTGATCACATTGCGCTTGTGCGACCGGAACGCCATGCCCGAGTAGCGGCCCTCTTCTGAGAGACCTGCTGATTCGATGGTGGCGGTGATCTGTAGCTTCAGCAGGAACAGACGCTGGCGAACAGCCTGCTTGCGTTCATCGGGAATCGACGGGTCGTACAGGCTCTCCGACGCGAGGTCGAGCTCGAACCACGGGAAGTCAACCGGGAACAATGCCGCGGCGAACTTGCCCTCCATGTTGGCCAGACCAAGGGCACCGATGTCCTGAAAGGTCTCGGGCAGCTTCTGGTCTGGCGTCTGGGTGACAGGAGGCAGCGTGGCCGGATCGGTGAGCGCCGAACACAAGCGGGCAACGTCAAGGCCACCCGTCCGTTCAGCGTCCTCTGTCATCCAGAGTGACGCAATCGGACCAGATCCTTCGTTCATGTGTTGCTCGGCGGGGCGATGGAAAGCCCTGTCTGTGCGCCCTGATACTGGCTTGCCGGTGCGATGATGAGCGAGCTCACCCCGCGGCGGCGGCGTTCATTCTCGCGGCGGATGCGGTCAAGGGCAGCAGCTTCAGTTTCGATGGTGTTGTCCGAACGCGGCGGAGGGATGGGGCTGGCGGAACTATTCACGCGGCTTTCTCCCTTCGAGGTGTTCGGTCAGAAATCGGACGGCACTGTGTGCCCCTGCTCGCCACTGAAGATCGGCGCGAAGGCGTTCGTCACTCATCCACGCCGGACTGTCCAGCGTGACTTGTGGGAACGCGGCAGCCATGCCCTTGATAACGGTTTCGAGCACATCCCTTGAGACACTGCTGAGGATCGTGTGCGGGTCGATTGGCTCGTTCATAGGGTCGTGTGTCCATGTCCATCAGGTCGTGTCCGCGGGAGCGGAGGTATTCAAACAGGCCGTGAACCGTGATGACGGAACGCGGCACGGGCTCACCCGTCTGCCTGAGAATGTCGGAGGTCACGGTGACGCAGTTGTGCAACGGCGAAATCAGCCGTCGCCACCAACCGACATACTTACGAGGCGGGTAGCGGGCCCAGTCGATCGGGTTGGCAACATTTACTTCGATCGACCACGAGGCGATCCCCGAGTCCAAGAACGCCTCGGTGTCGTAGTGCACGTCCTCGATGATGGCACGCTCCAAGACCGCCCGGTGATCACCGATGAGCACATGAGCCAGTGGCGAACCAGACCATAAACGCGCCACAAAGGACACGAAATCACTGATGGTTCGGCCCGGATACCGGCGAAAGACTCGCCACTTGGCTTTGAACCCGCGCGGGTACTGTTTCGCAGATACGAAAAAAACCCAAACAGTTTGGTCCACCCTGTCTCCTTCGTCGCGAATGCGTTGTGATGGGTTGCGTTTAGTTGAAGAATCCTGCCGCCTCAAGCACGTTCGTGATGTCGAATGTGCCCTTTTCGGGAGTCGGCGGAAGATCGATGTCTGGGTGCAGGCGCTGCCACTGGTCCCGCAGCCGATCGAGCAGTGAATCGCGATGGAGGATGCAAAACTCCTGCCGGTTGAACCGCCCAACAACTTCCTTCGTCGCCGCGTGCGAGAAGTACCGATCGTGTGTTGCGAGAAAGTCAACGTCGTTCTTGCGGCACCTGATCGCCGTGAATCCCATATGGGAGGCATCAACCCCGTGGACGAAGTTGGGCGCCGAGCCGTCAATCTGGCGACGCATCTTCACTGGAAGGCTTTCGTCGGTGACCGCGAGCTTCAGGTTCTGCGCGATGGTCCTTACGGTGACCGATGACTCGCAGCGGTACGGCTGGACCACGGGCAGCCCAATCGGCGTCGTCCACGTCAAGGGCCGATCCTTGCCACAGATCAACCGGGCACAGGTCTTGATCCAGTCCATGGCCTGATCGGCCGCAGGACACAACTCCTTCACCGTGTCCAGGACAACGCCCGCAAGGTACTTAGAGATCGGGTAGCGGTCGTCCTCCTTGACATCGCAGTCGACCAGAACCCCGCGGATCTGCTTGCGGGCTCCTGTCGGCGTTACGTTGTAGAGCTTGGTCATGGTCGGCTGCTTGACCACCCGGCGAATCGCGTAGGGCAGGGCGAGGCCCGCAATCTCCGCGATGGTGCGAACACGCTCGCCGTCCGCCGTCCGGTACTTCATCGTCTCGCCGTGCTTGTCCAAGTCGGCCCGAACCTTGGCCGCCGTCACCTCGGCGACGTGCCGGTAGAAGTTGCGGGGCGCGTCGCTTGGCCCGCTCGGCATCATGTTGACCCATGCCGCAATGTCAGAGTCCCGCGTCATCGCCGCGTAGTGCTGCAATCCGTTGCAAGTGCCGTCGGCGCTCACCGGCAGCCGCGAACCGTGCTCCTCCGGGTTGGCGATGGCCATGCACGCGGCAAGAAACTGCCACGGCTTACCGTCGTGCTTCCCCGGCTTGGACTCGTCCGCACGCTGCCACCACTCGTCGTTGAGTGGGTCGAGAGCCGCCTGCAGGATCTGCTTGGCGTGGTCGCGGCCCCACTGCTCGCGGTCGTCTGGGCTCAGCTTGTCCTGTCCATAGCAGTTGGCTGCGTGGATGAACAACTCTCGCATCGACGGTTCCAGCGACCGCGAGAACCGCAGCAGGCCGATGCTCGGGTCGGCGCCCTGGTGGTTCAACGCTGGCGGAATGGGGTAGCCCCTGCCGCGGAAGCAAAGCTGGTGGGGGAAGTAGATCGCCTCATGCTCGGCAAACTGGTCGGCGACAGCAAGAGTCGAGTCATAGAGCTTTCGAAAGCCTCGGGCGTGCACGTTGCGGCGGTAGACATTGCTCGCCTCTTGGTTCCACTTGGCTTTGCGGTCCTTGGTCCAGTTCTCAAAGTCGTCCGGCTTGGTCAACGGCTGTTCGTTGTGGAGATTGGGCAGCCCGAGTTCGCCGCCACCCTTCCGGTACAGCTCCTTCTGGACGGCGAGAACCTGAAGGTTGATAGCCATGGCCGGAGCCCCGATCGCATTGACCATCTCGAACACGGTCGACAGGTCTGCGTTCTCGAGTGCTTCCTTCTGGCTGCTGGTCGGCTTGCTGATGAGCGGGGTGCGAATGCGAATGTACCCACCCTCTGAACGGGCCCGGTCCTTGTTCTTCTCCTGCCACGCAAGGGGCTCAACGACCATCGGCAGATAGACCGGCCTCATGCGTTCCCGCAGCGAGAACCCATCTTCGATGATCTTCCACGCCGCCTCGGTCATGGCGACAAACCCAACGTCCTTGCGACCCAGCCTAGCGACATGGTGAACGAACGCCGGCTCGAACACATCGCCGTAGGAAGAGCACGACGCCGCGTCGATCAAGCATGTGAGCAGAACATCGCCCAGCATCGCCAACACCTTGCGTTCGTTGTGCGGGTCTTCAAGCGTCTTGTTTGCCCACCAGTTGATTCGGCCCACGGAGAGTTTGCGGGCGGAGAACTCAAGCTCTTTGACCGATTCCTTGTGGGTCTTGCGTCCCAACTGAAGGTGAATGTGTGCAACCGCGGCACGTCCCACGACGTAGGCAAGTCGGGCGTACTTGACACCGGCGATCGGCTTCTTGTTGATGTCGTAGAAGATGTCCTCGGTGCTCATGCACATTCCCAACGCCTCGTGCATCACGATCACGGCCAGATGGTCGGCTTGGACCTGACGGATGAGCGGGCCGGTAATCGTCCGGTTGCGTCCAGGCACACCCTTGGACGAATCGGTCTGCTCGTCCTTGATGAGCACGCTGGTGGTTTCAAACCAGTGGGCGGCCAATCGCTCGACGGGCTTCAGTGATGCAGCGTCGCCGCGGCCGATGGTCGCCTGAGACTGCTCGCGATAGCGGCGAACGCCTTCGTCAACGGCCTGCGTCTCGGTGGCAAGTTGGTCGTTGAAGCGGGAGTTTTCAAGCAGTGGGGCCGTGAGAGTTGTCTTCATGCGGTACTCGCCTTGTTCTGTTCTTGCCGTAGGCAGTGGTGGGGGCCTTGATCTTCACGCGGGATGTCTTGCTGCTGGCAAGGATCTTGACAAGCTCAAGAAGATCCTCGATGCGGTAGACAAAGTTCTTGCACGTTCGTGCCGCGGGGAGCTTCCCGCTCGATCGCCAGTGGGCCATGGTCCGCTGCGGGTTGGTTGCATGTCCAATGCGAAGGAACTCGATGGCCTCCGCTTCGCTCAGCACGGCGGGGGCTGGACGTGGCGTTTCTCCAGGCTTGCATGGCATCCACACAACGGTGGTATGAATGTTCTGAATGGTGTACGGTTCGCTCATCCCCCCGCCCTCCTCACGGCCTCGGACGCGATGGGGTTGGCCGCAACCGCTTCGCTGACGAGTTCCGGCACGCGGGCGAGTTCAATCGCCATCACCCACACCGCTTTCTCAAGTTCGGCAATGCGTTTGCACAGCGTCATGATTGTAATTTCTGCGTTGTCGATTTGCTCCTGCGTTGTCATTTGGTCACTCATTCCTTGCTCCCTTCGTTCGCCAAATCGTGAGACACCAACAGCAGTATCGCGCGTGAACTGTTCACGGATTGGTCGATGGTGTCGCTGGCCTGCCTGCACAGTTTCCGCAGCCTGGCAATCTCCCCCGCCAGTTCGTTGAGCGTGTGCCCCACTGCCTCTGGGTCTGACGTGCGTGCAAACTCGGTCCACTTGAGCAGGTTGTCGGTGTCGCTCACGCCGTCCTCCCTTCCATCGCGGCGCGGGCGGCTTCGGGTGTGCTGAATCCCCAATCCTTCGCCCGCAGGTTCTTCCAGTTGTTGAGCGGAAGGCCGTCGCCGTCGTGACTTTGCAGTTCGATTGTGTGATCGAACCACACGGCGAGAACCGTGGCCTCGATCCCGTTGCTGAAATACATCTGCATGCCGGGGCGGATTTCGCAACCGTCCTTGGTAAGCGGCAGCGTCTTTGTGACCCGCCTCACTACCGGCACCTCGCCCGTGCAGTCGATGATGCAATCGCGGTACGGGCTATCTGGGTGCCGCTGCAACTCCACGTCGCTGCCCTTGAGTTGCACCTTGCCAGCCGCGTATCCGGCTGCGAATGCGGTGTCGCGTGCCGCCTCCAACGCATCGTCGATCCTGACGCTGTGCTTCACGCCCTTGCTGTAGCCGTCAACGTACCCGTTGGAACGTGCCGCCTCCAACGCCGCGACGATGGCGGAAACAGCCTCATCGGTTGTTGTTGCGAACGTGACTTGATCCAACAACTTCGCCGCCGTCTGCTTGTCATCCATTGCTCACCTCCTGCTCCCACGCCAGTTTCGCCAGCAGGTAGCGGTCGTGGATTTCGTTGCCCGTGTCGGGTACGTTCGCCTGCAACAGTTCTCCGCTTGTCGTGAACGCTCGCCAACCTTCTCCGCCGTAACGCCGCCACTCCCACCCCGGAGGCATCGCACTCGCGGCACCGTCGAGAGTGTTCGGCATAGGGTGTCCTTCGTGGTACTCGTACTCACGCCGATCAGGGTGTTCACGCCGCCAACCTTCGCCGCCGTTGTCCCACACCTTGAACGTCCATCCGGCTCTGTGTGCATGCCAATCCCTCGCCGCTGTCGTTTCGTCGCTCATCGCTTGCCCTTTCGCTTGCTTGGCCGCTTCGCCGGGGTGTTGATCGCTTCGATGGCAACCTGTTCCATCACACGCATCGCTGCCAATCCACTCGTTGCGATGATCTTGCAGTTGGCCGCATACTGCACGCACTTCACGCACCTCTCCCGCTCGGCCTTCACGGCTCGGCGGATGGCGAGTCTGATTCGGTTTGCACAGTTTCCGCGATGAACTTCCGGCAGCAATACCACGCCGCCAGGTATGTACTTCTCCGCAATCTTCGCTGCTGCGTCTTTCATGGGGCCTCCTTGGTCGAACGCCTTACGAGCGTTGCAGTCCACTCTGATACTTCGATGCGAACAACACGCTTGCATTTGCATCGCACCTCGCCAACCGCTACCTTGAGAATGCCTCCGCAGTGTGGGCATCCGATCGTGTCGCCGCTCGACGTTGTATATCCGCTCTGTTCCTCACCGTCCCCAACCCACGGTGTCGGTTTCCCATTTGCGTACTTGTAAAACCCGCCCCGCTTCCGATCGAAGCGGACGCCTTCTTTCCGCACCGGATCCGGCCCATGCAACCCGTCGTCCACCATGTCGAACAGTTGATTGAACGCCGTGTCTATGTCTGCAATGCACGCGCGGCACCCGTCACTGCACAAGTCGATCCCGTCGCCTTCCATGGGTCCGTATCGTGACCACGCCAGACCGTCGCCCTTCCACGGTGCTTGATGGTCGCACGCGTCGCATTGGTATATGGCGTTGCCGTTCGGGGTTTTGGCAAGGATCTTCATTCGCTGCCGCCATTCGTCCCCACCCGAAACTTCCCCGCGTCCAGGGCGTGCGTTGAGTCGGTGTTGGCTCGCGACTTGTCCCAGTTCGTTGCCAGCTCCATCATCTGCCCCGTGGACCTCGCGTCGGTATCGTGCCACGCCCGAGCATCTCGCACCTCCGCCTCCAGCACGGACGCGCGGGCGGTGGCGGTGTCGCGTGCAAACTCCGCTTGCTTCGCACGGTTGCGCCGCTGCTCGGCAAGGTCCGTAACGGCCTCAACCTCCGCCGTCAACCGCACCACATCCGCCCGTGCCGCGTCCAACTCACGCCGCGTCTCTGTCAGTGTGTTGACGTACCCGATACAGTCGTCGTGCCAACGCTTGTTTTCATCCCGTGCCGCGTCAAGTGCCGCCCGCATCTCGCCAGCCGTGCGGTAGTCGCTGCGAAGGTCTTGTCCGTCGATGTAGCGGCGAGCGTCGCAAATCTCAGACCGCAACGAGTCGATTACATGGCGTCCAAGTGCCGCATCATTCTTCAGATGCTCAACCTCCGCCCGCAGGCTCTCAATGTCGCTGCGAAGTCCGTCTCGAAGTTCCGCCGCCGTTGGTATTTGGAATGGGTCTGTGTCCATCACGCACGCTCCAGTTCTGCGAGGGCTTCGCACAGTGCCTTGTACGTTGTCTCGAACTTGGCAATGTCATCCATG